AGGCGATAACTTTTTAATCGAACGTCGTAATAGCCATTCATATTGTCAACACCGACAATAGAATCCGTCCCGTCTTCAACCAGCTTCAAAGCCAGTGCCCCACCGATAAAGCCCGCCACACCAGTCACAAGTATTCGTTTCATGTCAGTATGTCCACGAAGAACGCTTATGCGCGTCTCGTTCTCTGCCGTCGCTTTTATCCTTCTTAACTGGTTTCCACGGTCGCGAAAGACACCCATAAATCGCGCAGTCGAGAACGTGGTCTTCTGCGTCCGTGTCCGGCAATTCAGGCTTGTGTTTGTCGTGTCCTATCATTGGGATTGTCCTTATCGCATGTATGCATGTAGAAAAGAAATATATCGCAGGTTTCCGCTTGCCGTCGTCCAACTCGTTACCTATCAGCCTTTGCTTGAACGCGTTTGCCCCTTCTAACCTACCTTTGCTAGATTTGCCGAAAGGTACCAGCCCGTTGTCTATCAACACTCGGTTTATCTCTTCTTCGATTGTGGGACCCGTAACGCCCGTTCTAGCCCAACACGCAGAATCTAAAACACCGTAGCTCAAGCTCTCTTCCGGCTTTTCTAATGCAGCTATTCTCTCGCCTATTTGTTTTGCGGTCTCTCCTGTTCCAACATTGGGCTTTCCGCCCCAGCCATACAGCTCTCTGTAGGCGTACATGTTGCCGTCAAAGTCTATTGCAAACCACAAAACCGCATACGGCTTTGCTTGCCCAAAGTCCATCGCTCTAAAACGCACCCACTCTTGCGGGATTTCAAACGGGTTCACTACGTGCAGGCTATCGCGCCACATGCTGAAGTATTGACCGCTTTCAATGCCCCAGCAACCATCGCAGATAACCTTAGCTCGCTCCGGCTCAAACTCCCTTATATCTTCAAACAACGCTAAGTCATTTTCGCTTAGCCATTCATTGCATTTGTAAGTCGTCGTCATCGGCAGAACGTTCTCGCTCTCTTTGTCAAAAAAACGTGCCTTTAACCAACTAGATGAAGAATACGGGTTAAACGTGATTAGCCATTGAATGTAATATCCTTCTGGCAACTGCCCGCGCAGAGATTCGTCTACACGGTTAAAGTCATCTTCCGATACCTCAAAAGCTTCTTCGAGCCAAGCAAAGCACAAATGACCCTTTTCAACGGCTATCGAAGTAATTTTCAGCGAATCGTCCATTCCTCTAAAAATTATCTTTTGCCCTGTCGGGATATATGTTATTTGCAAAGGATTGACTGTCGCCTTCCAAAATTTCTCGACACCAAGCCGGTTTATCGCCCACTTCAACTGCGCATAGCAACTGTCTTTTAGTGTAGCCGCCGTTTGGCGCACAACCAACGCATTTGCCAACGGCATTTGCATTAGTCTCACTATTATCTTTAACGCCGCAGTCGTAGACTTCTTCGACGCACGCGACCCTTTACAAACTACATACCGGCATTTGCTTCGCCAGAAGTCTTCATACCCGCCTCCTACTACCTCTTTCATCGAAATCGCGTTTTCCATTTTCCCCCTCCAAAAAATTTTGACAACCCACAAAAAATTTTTTCAAACCTTGCAGGAGTTTTTGCCTCTCGCGGCGAATTAGTTCCTGCCCCGCCGAAAGTGGCGTCTCTTTATATAATATCATTATTATTATTTGAAGATATAAGAGACGAGGTAGGGCAAACAAAGCCTTTCGGAAACTGCTAAAAAGTAGCGTAATGACGCTATTTTTTTTGCCCTAGTGTTTGCCCTAGTGTCGCGTTTTTTGTCCTACTATTAGGGCAAAAGGTAGGGCAACCCTTCGCATTAGAAATTTATATTCTATATTTGGAAGGGTATAAACGAATTTCACGGATTTCAAAAAATCCATATAGCCCCCTAAGTTTCGATATGCGACGTAAACTTTTAGAAAAGTTACATCTAAATTCACGCAACTAAATATTTCTATAGCAAGTTAATTAAATGTTTCTATAGCTGTAAGTTTAAATGTTTCTATAAGTAGTTAGTTAAAAGTTTTTATACGTCGTCTTTAATAACAACAGGGATATTGCCAGAAAACTCAATTTCCTGCCTGTTAAGAAACATACCATTAACTTTAGCAAGCATTTCTGCCGCCTTGAGTCTTTCTTTCGCGCCGACGGCCGCTTTGACTTTCTCCGCCGCCGTGTATCCTTTTCCTTTTCCAATATTCATAACGATTTCGTCTTCGTGTTCCCCGCGCAGTACTTCGGTTAAATACTCTAATATTTCGTTTGTATCTGCAATTCGTTTTTTATCAAGCGATTGTATACGCGTAGCAATGGCGGCTTGTATATCGGCATTTGCTAGCAATCGTGAGCCTTGCCCGTTGGCGGCCTTAGTCGAATATCCTGCTTTTAATGCGGCTTGAGTAGCGTTGCCTAATTGTAAATAATATTCGACAAATCTTTTGCGACGTTCGGACAATTCGGCGGTCGTGTTGTTGCTATCGTCATTATTTGGCATAATTCATCACCACCTTTCAATTAGTTAAATTAAGGCACATAAAAGAAAATGCCCGCCTTTAACGAGTTTGCCTTTTTCGCGGTTTTAAGAAAATTCATTGTTTTAACGAGTTTGACTGAACAAAAAAAGCCCGTCGTGAAATGGCGGGCGATATTTTTTTTACGAGTTGTATAATATATAGTCGTTGCAATTTCGAGTTACACGGTAGAAAGTTCGTGAAGTGGGTTAATCGTTGCTTGTGGGCTTATCTGGTGCGTAGGAAGGGCATATCTGGATGTTGTTAATAGCTTGAAAAGCTTTAATGAAATGTTTTTGGGCGTCGACGGGAAGTTTAGAAAATTCGTCGACGAGTTTTTTTTGGTCTGCTGAAAGAGTCGGTTGAGTTTGTGCCGGACAGTTGCCGCCGATGGGCGGGCAAGTTGCTCCGTTGCCGTATGATTCGGCGGCGCGTTTGAAAAACTCCGCTAAGCTTAAATTCAAGCTCTCTGCTACTTGTTTGTATTCGGCGCGCTTGCCTTTACGCACTTCGAACGACACAGTCTCATAATTGTTTGCACGATATTTTCGCACGGCTAATTTTTGAGCCTTTGACGTTGCCATTGCAATTCCCCCTTTTCAAGGGATTATATCACAAAAAATTTTTTCTGTCGACGCCGAAAAGTCCGAAAAATGGCGTCGTGGCGCGGTTTTCTGCCCAAAAAATTTTTTTGCAAAAGGGGTTGACAAGTCCTAATACCTGTGGTATTCTGGCGACACTTCAAGGGGATAGACAAAGCAAGCAACAATCGAAAGAAAGTTGCAAAGCTAGGATACCTTGAGAGAAAAGCAGGGCTAGACGAAAGGTCACAAGCTCAAAAGGAAAAACCTGCGAAGTCCTAATCGAGAAAAAAAAGCTGATTGGCAAGATGCGATTAGGTCACGAACTGAAAAGTTCTTTCAAAAGTCGGATATCGGGTTTTGAGCAATTCCAACGAATGAAAGGGCGGTTTGCTCAAAACGTAGCGAACGCTGCCAATTACGGCGTAGCTAGGATAAGTGCTTTTTTCCGATAAGGGGTATACCGTGAAAAAGGCATGGAAAGTAACTACGTAGGGACTGATACTCCCCGAAATGTTGAGTTAGCGAATTGGCAAGGTCTTGGAAAATTTAATATCGGCAAGTAGCAAAAAAATTGCGACTGCCAAGCGGCAGATAACATTACTGCAATAGAGTACTGCAAAAGCTGATAGCAAAATCCCGCCAACGTAACCACTGCCTTTAGGCAAGCGAAATTGGGGGTAAAAGGTGCAACCGCTAATCGGAGTTTTAGGCAAGTTGTTTTACGCTACCGACAAATTCTAGTTAATTGGTTGAATCCTATGAAAACTCTTTTCTTTCCTAATTCCCTAACAAAAAAGCAGAAATGCTAAACAAATTGGCTTTTAGGTGCGAAGACAGATAACGATTGAGGCTCAAATGAAGGATAGAACATAAAGAGATAACAGCAACCATCAGCTTGAGGCTCGCCTATGACACGCTAAATATCGTTCCTTCGCACTAAAAGCACTGATTAAAGGGCTTGTTCGCTGATAATTCTTTTCTCAAAAACGAAAGGGGATAATCAGCATGAAAACAAGATTTTACGACGTAACCTTGACGCTGTATTTCGCTGATGGTGAGTCACGCGAAGAAAATTTCTTCGTCGAATCAAGCTCAAAAAAGCGCGCTATTGCTACAGCGGAAAATGCCGCATTGGATAATCTTGACGTTATCGCAACCGAATTCGTTGACATTACCGACGCCGAATCACACGCCGCAATTTTTGACAGTTGCGAAAATTGGGGCAATATTACGGACGATTGGTCTTACCTTGACAGAATTTAATTAAACCATAGCGGGCAAGCCCTTTAATCAGTGTTTTTTTTGGGAACAAAGGGAAGGGGATAATAATCATGAAGGCTTATATCGTGTTGATAAAACTTGAAGGCGACAAAACCAGCTTTTATGAAGCGTTGCGTCAAGACGTGTTTTGGTGGCGTTGTTGTAAAGCAAGCTCGCGGCGCGTGGCAATAACTAAAGCACTTAAAGCCGCGTTAAGCCAATTACTTTATCCGCCGCCGATGGAGGCGGTCTTGGCAGAATGCGTAACGCCGAAAAAAGCTGTTGCTGTTGCAGAAGCTTACAAGCGCGGAGTGGGAAGCGCGTCGTATCACGTCAACACGGCGCATTTGTACGACATATGGCACACAATACGCGTCAACGCGCCCGAATTGCTCAACAAATAATTAAAAAACGTTAGCAAGGGTTTTAATCTAGCCTTCCCCTGTCACAGGGGGGAAGGTTATCTAAAGCCTTTGTTCAAAGGTGAATGTTTTTGGGAATTTAGAAAGGGGATTTTTAAAATGACTAAGCAAGAATTATTGACGGCTATTGACAACGCGCCTTCGCGTAGCGCGTGGAAGCGCGGAGTGAAAAAATATGCTTACGACTTGGTTGACGGCTACGACGGCGAATTTGACGAGCTAACAACGAATCCGCGCCTTTGCGAACGTAGGTTGCTTAACGGTGCCCAAGACTGGGCGCAATACTCTTGGGGCGGTTGTGCATTTTGCTACAACGGGCAAATAGCCCAAGCCCTTTGCGCACCGTGGGAGCTGAAACGCACAAAAAATGGCGCGTTGCGCCCGAATCGGCACGAAGAATGGCTTGACGTGCAAGCAAGGGCTTTGTATCAAGCGGCGCGACTAATTCTTGACATTATCTACGGCTAATCATTAGCCCTTAGCAAGGTTTTAATCTAGCCTTCCCCTGTGACAGGGGGGAAGGTTATCTAAAGCCTTGATAATTCAAGGCAGAATGTTTTTGGGGAATAAAAGGAAGGGGATTTTTAAAATGGCACAACAAGACAAATTCCAAAAAGACTTTGAAGAACAAGTCAACGGCATTGCGTCTTATTTAGAAAAAGTCGTAAGTGGCGAAGTTGATTTTGTCGCCGAATACGGCGAAGACGATTACGGTGAATATGACAACTACGAAACACCATCCGGCCGCTTGCACAAATATTTTGAGGATTGCCTTGACGTTGAATTTCGCGTTGATTCGCAACTACGCTACAAAGGCGCGATTGTCGCGCTAACGTTAGGCGGGCCAAATATTTATCTGGACACGTGCGAAGGCGAAATACGCGGCTATTGGTACGGAATGAAAGCAACTGCCGATATTTGGAGGGCTTCCCTTGGCGCAATCGACGATTATTGGGAGCAAGAATATGACTGCTTGCGGGGGTGCTAATCATGCGCAAGAAAATTGATGATTGGATTTACGAAAACTGGTTGGAATGTTCTATTGGACTGTTTATCGGCGAAATACTTGCAACAATTACCATTTATCTATGGTAACCCGTTAATCTTGCCTGCCCGATGATGACTGATTGACTATCAGTCGAAACGCCCTTAGGGGCGTCGCAGGAAGTCACAATCTGCACTCGTTAGCGCAGTGCAGGAGACTTGCTCAATATTAACTTTCGGGATTCTAAAGCCTTTATCCCAAGGCGAATGTTTTTGGGGATTAAGAGAGGAGTTAAATCATCATGAAATTTAAAATTGCAGGGCTCGCGAAAGAAAAAGTCTTGCGCGAAGCCAACGCCGCAATGGAAAAACATTTAGACTTGTTTACAAGAATGAACGCCTTGTCCCTGCGCTATCTTCAGTGCGACAATCGCGGAATGGCAAGTCTTTTCGCCCGCGCGGCGGAACGGCATTACAAACGATTTGACAACGCCCGCGCAATAAAAGAGACGTTTGAAAGGGGGTGCAAATAATGTCTACCCGGCAAGAACGTAACTATATGCGCATGGCTCAAAAAATAGCCCGTGACCTTGAAACGGCTTGCGAAGGTGACCTTTACAGCTGGTTTGAAGGCACGCACATTGGCACGCAAGGCGACAACACGGAGGACGATAACCTTGTTGCGGCGCAAGTCATTTTTGGCGATTGCCCGTGGAC